CTACGTTGCAAAACCTGCCGTCGTGGGCGGTCGCCCAGATCTCCGCGAACGACGGTCTCGCCATCAGCAACGATGTCCTGCCGTTTTTTCTAGGGTCGCCGAACGAATCATAGAGCGGGTTGAAGAGTATAAATATTACTCTTCATCGGCCGGCGACATCCGGGTGCTCTCGATCCGTTTGATGACGATGCGCATGTCGGCCTTCGACAAGGTCCACCGGCGTGAGATAAAGAATCGGATTGTACTCGCGGGAGGCAAGCCCTAGCTCATGGCAAGTTTCGTCGAGCAAGCCACACTCAAGGTCAACGATCAGTCATCCGCGCAGATCCGAAAGATCAACGCGGAACTGGCGAAGCTTGCGCAAACCGCTAGGGCGCTCAAGAGCATCCACGTCAACATCACCATCAACGAAAAGGGTGTCCAGTCGGCGCTTCGCAATCTGAAGGCGCTGCAAGCCGCGGCGAGGCAGGCTGGCTCCGCCCGGGTCAACATCAACGTCAACGCCAGCGGGCTGGCGCGAGCGCAGCAGCAGATCAATCAACTGCGACAGTCCGCGGCACGGCCGATCACCGTCAACACGCGCGGCGGTGGTGGTGGTGGCGGCGGTGGTGTCGGCGGTGGTCGCGGCAGAGCCGGCCCCGCTGCCACGAATACCGGCATACGGCATCAGTTCGGAAACTTCCCTCTCGCGCGTGGCGCTGCCAGCGTCGTGATCGGTGGTACGGCCTATGCAGTAGCCGCGAACGTAACGAAGGGCATGATCAAGGGCGTAACGGATACGGAAGACGCCCGCATGCGGCTGCGTCAAGCTGGATTCGATAAGGGTCAGCCTGAAGGCAAGACGCCAGCCGTTGACTACTTCATGGAGGCGGCCCGGCAGAACCAGAAAGAGTTCAACCGCGTTCCGGCGGCGCTCATTGCCGACGCCGCGGTCGAGCAACTGAGCACCATCAGGGCCGACAAAACGATACCGGATAAATTCAAGGCGTACGAAGAGGTCTTCAAGCGCGTTGCCGAAAACGCGCAGACCATGGCCATCACGTACAAAGACCCCGAGAAAGGCGCGGAGAACGCCCGGCAACTCGAACGAGTGACCCAGATCATGGGTCATGACATCGACGACACAACTATCAGGAAACTTCAGCAAGCCGCGATGAAGTCAGTCGTCGCTTCCGGCGGCGAGATATCAATGGAAGAAGCGGTTCGAACGCTTCAACAATTGGGGTCTACGGTTGCCAAATCGCTGAGTCCGACGGCGCTCGGCGATATCCTGTCGATGCGTGATGAAGGCGGCAAGGCATCCACTGCTGAATGGCGCATGACCGTTCAGGATCTGATGCGCGACAGCCTAGGCAAAAAAGATAAAGCGGCCATGGCTAAGATCGGGTTGCGCACACCCAGTGGCGATATGGACCCTACCGTCGTCAAGGAGGCAGGTGAAGATCTCGTCGGCATGGTCGAGAAGCGGATCATACCATTCCTGAAAAAATCCGGGATGTATGAAGGTAAGTCATCGGCCGAGATCGGGGCCTTTCTCGATAAACACGGCTTCTCGACATCGGGCGCACGCGGTGTTGCCGACATCGTCACCTCCAAACGCTCTGGTGAAATAGATCGTAATCGCGCGGCCAGAGAGTTCGTGGACCTCAACCCACATCTCGGCGACAGGACATTCCGTGGCGGCACAGAACGGCTGAACGCTTCGATGCAGACTGCGATGGGCCGGGCGCTTGGCAAGTCGGGAGGCGCTTTTGCCGACGCTGTCGCGCCGTTCTCGATAGCGATGGACAAGGCCGGGAAGGCGGCCGAGGGGGGCCATTACGGTGACGCTGCGTTTGAGATGACGAAGGGCGTTTCGCAGATGATGGGCGGCCCGGCAGGCGCGATCATCACGGCCATGACCGCCATGAAAGCCGCCAGCGTCCTGATCGACCCGAACGCTTCGCTAGCGGATAAGACCGCGGCTTCGATGTTAACCGCCTCCAGTGCGCTGCTGACGGCTGCGGGGATGATGCAGAACTACTACGGTGGAGGCGATCCCAACAAGGAACTTGAGCGCCTGAATAAATTGAAACAGGAGGGGCCGGGGCAAATTGAGCAGTATAAAAAACGTCTCGCGGAAGAGATGGCGAAGCCGCCGGGACAGAAAGACCACAGCCTGATCGACAAGCTTCAGAGGCAGCTTGCAGACGCGCAGACTCAAGCCAGAACCCTTAGCGGTGAGATCGCCGTTGCCGAAGCGAAGGTTGCCGCCCTTAAAAAAGAAGAGGCCATCGAAAAAGGGGGCGAAGCTGCAAAGCTGGAACAGATGCGGCGAGACTCTGGACTCGATCCGGGCACAGGTCTGCCGGTTACCCCCGCTCCCGGGACTGCGGGGGCGAACGCCGCGATTATCCAGCAACTGCAACAGCTGGGTGAAGCCAAACTCGCTGGCGTGAAATCCATCGTCGATTTGATGAATACGTTGAACCAGTCGAGTTCACTCAAATCACGCGAAGAATTGGCAAAGGGGCTTGGCTACACCGGACCGCTCGGCGGTTCTGCGGCCATGAACACTTTCCTGATCGACTACTTCAGGAAGCTCGCCGCACAGCCGCCGCCGGCTGCCGTGACCCCGCCGCCGCCGGCTGACGTGACTCCGCCGCCGCCGGTTGAAGTGAAGCCGCCAGATAAGCCGATCCCGGTCGAACAGCCGCTAATAGTCGTGCCGGAACCATCGGCAGGACCGCAGCCGCTTCCAGACGGATCAATGCCGGGACACGGCGGCGCCATTACGCCGATCCCGCCGCTGCCGCGCCGGTCGGCTGTCGACGTACTCGATTTCGATCCTGTCGGTGTGCAGCTTGCCAGCATGTTCACTAAGGGCGCAACGACCATCGGAGATAGCGGTGAGTCTATCGGCGTGGGCGCGGCGGGCATACTATACAGCGAGGCTAGTGGCATAGGTGAGACCATCGGCTCTGCTGCGGCTTCGATAATTTCCGGTGCGACGGTCAACGTCAACGTCCCCAACATGGCGAATATGGGAGGCGGCAAACCGTCCACCGGCGGGCTACGAACGACAGCACCACCAACGATAGCCTGATCTATAATGGTGCCAACATAAACACATCGGGCGCTCGCGGGCACCAGCGCCGCGCCCAACACAGGAGTAGCGAATGGCTACCACGAAGACCACGAAGAAGGCCAAGAAGGCGAAGGCGAAATCGGCAGCGGCGCGCGCCAGCGCACCGAAGAAGCGGTCTGCGGTCCGTAAGGCCAAGGCTGCCTAGCCATGTCACGTTCCGCCTGCGCTATTGGCAAGGATGTCGTACCCGCCTCGTTCAAGGGGGTGCCTTTCTATTGTACCGAAGCCAATATCGAAGGCGGCCGACGTGGTGCCGAGGGTGAATTCCCGTTCGGCGAACAAACAGCGTATGCGGATCTTGGACGCAAGATCCGCATATACAAGCTCACCGCGGCGTTCAGGGAAGATGACCATGTCTGGGACAGCCAAGCACTCTTCGAAGCCTGTCAGTCTCCCGGCCCCGGCATGCTCATCCACCCGACCCGCGGCGCGGTCATGGTGGCATGCCGCTCTGTCCAGCTTCACGACAAGCTGGAGAGTGATGGCGGTGAGACGACTGCTGAGCTTGAGTTCGTCGAAGCCAACACCGGCTTCAGCGGAATTTTCGGATCACTGTTTGGAATCATCTCGACCGCGCTGTCCGCCACTTCGCAGGCGTCCTTTCTGAGGGACTACACGCCGGCACAGGTCTCGCATCCGTGGCAAGCCGATATCGTCGACAATGCGCAGTCGCTGGTCGCAGCGACGGCGACCGAAGCCATCAGGGTGCTGACGCCTGAATCGCCGCAGAACGACTGGCGCATCGCGCTGCACATGCAGGAGGTCGCCAAGGATGACGGTCTGGCGCTGTCGGCGCCGACCGTTGACGACGCGATGTCGGGCGGGTTCAAGCTGATCACGCGCACCGTCGTTGACCCGAACTACAAGTTCAACACGTTTCGCAAGCTGGCCAACGCGGCCAACACGCTGACGGGCCTGCCGTACGGGCCGGCCGTGGAGAGCGACGAAGCGGTTGTCAGCCGGCACCGGATTCTCGCCGCCATCGGCATGGCCGAGGCAGCGATGGGCCGGAAGTACATCACCATCGACGAGTGCCTTGCCGCCAAGGACATGGTGATGTCGGTGCTGAACGACGAGGCGCAGGCGGCATATGCCCAGTGCGACAACGCGCTGTTCTTGGAGATCACGAAGTACGGCGTCGAGTTCAGCAAGATGATGCACGACCTGTCGTATCGTCTGCCGGCAAAGGTGCTGGTCAATTTCTCCGGCGGTGTCCATCCGCTGGTCGCTTCCTACGCGATCTACAACGATGCCAAGCGGCATCGCGAGCTTGAGCAGCGCAACATCATCGACGCCAACGGGCGCATCGGTCCAATCGTATCGGGTATCGCACCAGCATGATGCCGCCAGTTGTCATAGCCGTCGGCGGATCGGCCCTCGATACTTGGACTGAGATGACGCTGCAACGGTCCAAGGACGAGTTGACCGGATCGCTCAGCGTCAGCATCTTCGCCGGTGCGCCGTCGTCTGCGCCGATGGTTGCGGCCGCAAAATGTGGCGCCGAGATCACGGTCTATATCGGCGGCCATCTGGCGTTCTGCGGTTCGATAGACGCGCGCACCGGCTCTGGCACCAAGAAGGGCAAGAAGGGCGCCGACGAGACCAACAAGAAGGAAGGCAAGGGCGCGCAGGGCACCAAGGCCAGCGTGTCCATCGGGCCGACCGAGTACACCATCAAGCTGACGGCGCGCGGCAAGACCAAGCGGTTGATCGACTCGTCGCACCAGCACGAGACCACCAACATGATGCAGCCGACCACCAAAGAGGTCTGCGAGAAACTGTGCGAGCCGTGGCAGGTTCAACTCGACTGGAAGGCCGAAACCATCAAGCTCGACAAGGTTCGCTTCCGCGACGGTGCATTGGTGGTTGACGAACTGCATCGTATCGCGATTGAGAATTGCTACTTCATGTACGAGAGCCGCGATGGCAAGCTGGTCGTGTGCGACGGCGTGGCCGGCTCGACCGGCGGTGGCGATCCGCTGATTCTCGGCGAGAACATCCTGACGTTTTCGGCAGAGCAGTCCGAGGACAAGAACAAATCCGAGGTCAAGGTCAAGGGCCAGCGCACCAAGAAGAACATCCGCGGCAAGAAGGCACTGGAAAAGACCATGGTGAAGGTCAAGAACAGCAAGGTCAAAAGCAAAAGCCTTCAGACCACGCAGCACTACGGTGACGGCACCAAGAAAGAACTTGAGCGACGTGCGCGGTTCGAAATGAATCAGCGCAACTCAGAGAGCCAGAAGATCACCATCGAAGTGTTCCACGTGATATCGCAGATGTCCGGCCAGCCGTGGGACATCGGCAACATGCACTATGTCGAGGTGCCGCCGGAGGGTATCTTCGACATGTTCGAATGCACCGAACTGACCTACCACGTCAACGCGGAGAAAGAACTGAAGACCACGCTGACGCTTTCGCCGCCGCCGTCAGGCGGTGCCGGCGAAGGTGGCGGCGGAGGCGGCGGCTTCGGGCTGTCTTCCATCAACATGGGCATGGGCGCGGCTCGCCGCAGTCAGGCTAACATTCCAATGGTGGATGGGCAGTATCCAGATCCGTGGGGGCCGCCTATGCTGAGCGAGATGCCGTTCATGACACTGGTCGAGGAGGCCGCCAAGCCGCTGACGGAGGCGGAGAAGAAAGAACAGGAAGAGATGCGAGCTACCCCACCTTTAACCCTGCCCCCTTGGTTCGGAGAAACCTCATGACTTTTTTGTCGCATACAGCGAGATCCAAGGATCTTCAGGACGGCCTTGAGCGCCACACCCACGGCGAACTTGAATACGTCGAAGGCGGCGGTGCGATTCTCAAGGTCAACGGCGTCGACAGCAAGGATGAAGAGACCATCCTGATCAACGTCGGCGCGGCGTTCAAGCTGAAGAAGGACCACGATGCCGAGGTCTTCCTGCTGGCGTCGTCGAGCGACACACAGATGAAGATGGCGATCATCACGATCCCGCACGACAAGCAGCGTCGCTGGCCTGAGAACGAAGGCGGCATCCAGCACCCGACCGACGATGAGTTTTCGCTGCACTTTTCCGACAAGCTGGCGCACGTCACCAAGAACAAGTTCGCGGTCGGTGAGAAGGGCGAGTTCGAAATCAAGGGCGATCAGGGCGTCTTCCGGGTGTCCAAGCTGATCGTCGATGGCGATCTTATCGTCAACAAGCAACTCAAATGCGACAACATCACCGGCGGCAACGAGAAGCCGCCCGGTTTCGAAGGCAACAAGCAGGAGGAAGCGAAGTCCAGTGGTGGCGGCGGAGGCGGCGGCTTCGGGCTGTCTTCCATCAACA